AGTTTCTAGATCAGCTGACTGGTTGTTTAATGCGTTAGCAATCTTCGTATTCATTTTTGGGTTCTATCCTCTTTGATTCTGGTTTATTTAGGCGTTTAACGCTGCCCGGGGCATTTTCACGAATGACGTGCATGGCTTTAACGCCCATGTTTGATTTAATCCATTTACCGTTTTTGTAAACTTGCATTGAGTTGTTAGCTATTCGTCGATAAAAGCGGCCACGGATTACATATTCGGCTTCTTTTGGTGCGTTCATTTCAGTAACCAAATAAAATGTGGTCAGCTAAAATGGCGATGATTAAAAATGATAATATTGACATCATGTTATTGCTCCACCGGCTCGTACCAGCCGAGTTTTTGTTTTGTTTCTTCAATTCCATTACTGCGTTCGTTTGCGTGTTTACGTGGTCCGTCTTTTTCATGCCATTCACCCAGGCGTTTATTGTTGGGCTTAGGTATTACGGTGGTAAGGTTTTCTTTAGTTAGAAATTCAATCATTGCGTCACCTCTTTTGTTTTCTGTGTTCTAATCTCAAAAAAGCCCTCTAATTCAGGATTTAGCCTCATGATCAACCTGGCGTAATAGGGGGAATAGTTGTTATCCAGCATGAATCTGGATGCGTCCTTTGTTTTTAGGATGTACTTATGCCGGACAATATGGAAAAACCCGCGCAATGAGTATTTATTAACACCGACGGCCTTTAAGTCTTTGGCCATGCTGGTTAGCTTCTCTAATACCCACGGATTGCTGTTGTGGAAGTCGCAGAATGCTTCATAACTCGATGGCGCGCTGTCATCTTGACGCATAGCCACCAGTTCGCTTAATTTGATATCGCCATAGCCTAAAACTTTAATTCCATCTTTGGTGGCGATAACGGCTTCTTGTTTGTCTGCGTTAAGTTTTGCGGCCACTGTATTGTTCATAGCTTTCCACCTGTTGGGCTTTTAAAGCCTTTTAGATCACTGTAATACTCATGGTATTTAGTTGGCATCTGCCAGTTAGAGATATCCAAGTTAGTGAATGAGTGTTTAACAACGAACTGAAGGTCATCGGCCGGCATTTCGACGGTCACCATTTGTTGTTGTGGTTTTTCATTAAAGAAGTCCATGGTAAGTGGTTGGCCGAAGTGGTATTCGGGTTCCGGGTCGGTGCTGAAGTGAATCCACCCGTCGCCTGTTAGTGTCATTGTTTTATTTTTAGTAAAAACAAGCTTCTTCTCGGCCTCATTACGCCAACTGATCAACGGTTTATATCCGATTTCAAGCGCCTTATCTAATACAGCCAGGTTCACTCTGTAATCATCACGGATGTCGTAGATGTAGGATTTGAATTGTTTTTGTTTTTGTGTCATTTCGGCTAATAAATGTAATTTGTGTTACGAATATTAAACCAACGTAACTTTAGTGTCAACTTTAAATGTAATAAAAGTTACATTAAATCTTAGATACAATATGAATAGGCTATAGGAGATTTATGATGAGGATTTTTATATTATGTTTTTGTTTATTCATCACCGGCTGCACTAATGAAAAAGAGCTGTTATATGATGCGTGCTTAAAAGAAGGGCGGCAATATCATCGAGACATTGGATCATTCCCATTCTTAACCGATGGGCGGAAGGCTGATGATGTGGTTAAAGAGAAATGTAAAAGGTCACCACACATTTATGGTGAGGTTTCTTATGATCATTCTAAAATAAAGCACAACTATTGGGTTTATTTAGGGTTGGGTATACCATTGGGTTTGTTTTTGTTGGCGCTTATCATGCCTGTTAAAACCCATAAAAGAGAAGATGTAATTAAAATGATGGAAGATGAAAAGGATAATGAATCATGAACACCACCGGAGTTGTTGTTATTGCAGTGCTTTTATTAATTGCTATTTTAGCTATAGTTTATGGGTTAAAAAGTGATCATAAAAATAGTAACAATAAACAGGGCCTTAATAACAATAATCAAGATGAAAAACTTAATGATATAAGTGGCCTTGCTGGTTTCTTAGCCTGGTTAAATCTAATTGGTGGCACTTTTGGTTTTATATATTACACATTTATTAAAGTGTTGGAGTTAGGTGATTTAAAGGTTAGGGCAAGCAGAACGGTTATAGAACAGATTCAGGCAGCTCAAGTGAGTTCTGTGTTTTTAGGAATTAGTTTACTTCTTGCAGGGTTGACGCTTTTTGTCATTATTCAACTGTTGCGTGGAATTTACCGGAATAGTCGGGTTAAATAAACTTTCAATCAGTTAACATAAGTTTAACTTAGATTGAGATTTTGAAACTTAATTACTATAATGGTGCCTAAAAATATAATAATAAAATCAGTACTAATTTTTGGAGTTAATAGATGAAACGTTTTAAGAGTTTTTGGACGGGATTTGCAAGTATTCTTGTGCTTTTCCCCTCTAGTGATGTTTCCCATAGTCAATCGGTAGTGGAATTGATGGATAAGAGCTGGCGCCAAGTGGGTGATTCTATGCGTGATTCCAATAAGTCATATGTCAAAAGAAAAAGACAAAGAGCCGCCTAAAGAGGTTCTTGATGTCGATTATGACATTACGGATGCAGTAGGAAGCAAACCGCCGGAGACTGCACAACTCCAATCAGTCATGTTTTCGCAACATGAAGGCCCATTACCTCATCCTCAAATATATTCAGAATACGAGAAGGTTCTTCCTGGTGCCGCTGAAAAATTAATGCAAATGTCATTAGAATCACATCAGCACATCATGTTTTGCGAAAAAGAAACAATTAAGAATGACTATAAGCTCAAAACCCGTGGCCAAAGATTCGGAATGTCTTCGGTTTTTCTTGCATTTGTGACATCAGGGCTTCTGGGGTTTTTTAATCATCCTACTGCAGCATCAATTATAGGTGGTGCTACTTTGGTATCTATTGTTGCAATTTTTATTACCGGGCGTTCAAAATAAAGGTCGCCTGACTCCCGCTAACACCCATGGACTGCAATAGTCGGGTTCACTGTACATCGGTCGGCGACCTTTAACGTCCATTATCCTTACCGGTGCCGTTAAGTTCAATCGATATATTCTGATAGTGATGTCAATAATCACTACATGCTATGGTAATTTCACCGGTCTAAAATCAATCACTTTACCAATTATGCGAAATTCACCAAAAAATTTCGGGTAGTCTGCGTTTAGTGGGTTTAGGTAGGGTCTGGCGCCGTCGTACTTCAGCTGCTTAAATGTGACTGAATCGGCACCGTTTTCTTTAGCGATGACAAAAACACCATCTGCTGTGTCGCCACACTGATCGGGGTCAATGATAATAATACTTCCAGGTGGGAATGAATAGGGTCCTGATGTGGTGGTCATCGATTCACCGATTACTTTGAGGGCGTATGTCAGTGGCGATACACGCTCATAGGTTGCCACCTTTTCTATTTCATCCACATCAGTTTCTACTTCTGCCGGGTGGTAGTCACCTGCCTGAACCCATGAAATTATGGGGATCATATGGGCTTCTGAGTAGATGGTTTCTTCTGTATTATCACCTACATAATAAATCTTTGGGCTATCTTCCATGATCATTTCATGTCCGAAATAAATATAATCAGGTGTTGTTTTTAGTATCTTGCAAAGTTTAGTTATATATTCACCTTTTGGGTGGGAATATAGGTCGCCTTGTGATTCCCATTTGCTCACTGCAACACGGCTAACACCTATTAAGTCAGCTAGTTCCTGCTGCGTTAATTTTATATTTTTGCGCAGGGTCTTAATTCTTTTGCCTGGTTCATTCATAGCCAAATAATAAACTTATGTTACGTAACTTGTGTTATTTTCTATTGACTAAATATGTTACTTTCGTTACTATTCAGAAAAATATATGATAACTAAAGTTACTAATGTTAAAAAAAGACGTGATTGAATACTTCGGCGGCACAATGAAGACCGCTGAGAAGTTAAACATAAAACATCCTGCTGTGTCGAAATGGGGTAAACATATACCCGAACTCCGCGCCTATCAAATTGAAAAATTAACCGGGGGCCAGTTAAAGGCCGGCGATTACTCCAAAATTCAAAATGGAGTTTAAAGCCATGTCCCTCGATCGTAAGTCCATCCACACCAAAATCAGCCCAGACCTGCATAAGCAGTTGTCTGTGATGGCCGAGTTCGAGAACAAACCGATGGCTGAACTGGCTGCTTTGATGCTTGAGAAGATGATTGTTGCTGAGTTTCATGATTACAGAATAGCATTTGAACGTATGAAAAAGGCGGGAATGATGGGGAAGGTGGGGGATTGATGGGGAATTTATTAATCAATGGAAAGTGCGTACCGGCGAGCGAACTCACCGGCACGACTATTTTTCAAAGTTTACAGGCAACTATCAATGATGCCACTGCATTAATTAAAAATGCTGTGGCAAATACGATGGCTGCCACGTTTACTTTGATTTCGAGCGTCTTTTTGGATTTCATGATGAGTCCTCAAAGGCACCCGGAGCTCCGAGCGTTAAAATTCTCGGACTTCTATACCGCGTCAATTAAACGCGGTTGGAGTGAGCGGTTAACGCGTATGGCATCACTCCGTCAGGGCGGTTGTTCTCTGCAACACGTGCTTTCGGCACGTCTGTACAAAACAGATAGCAAAAAATCCGCCCCTTTAGCCGCCCTGCCACGGGCAACAAGCGGGGTGGCTACCCGCACTTTTATCTTATCACAATTATGTGAACCGGCTCTGGTCGATGGCCGTGTAATAAATATCGACTCTGCGCGGGTTTTTCCTCCCTCTCCCTGCGCATCTTTAAGCCCTGGCACAGATAGTCGTCAGGGCTTGTTTTTATTGCTCCAAGGTTATGCCTTGATTATGGCCGTCACCGCATCTATGGCGGCCTTTTTTTTAGTTAACGGTCAATTATTATGAGTAAGAAGTTTGTTGCTCTTGAGTGGGAATTTATACGTGATAAATCTACCACGATGCAGGAGAAATTAGTTATGGCAGAAATAGCGCAATTATCATCAATGGAAAAAGGGTGTTTCGCTGGAAATGGTCATTTTGCGAAGCTTCTGGGTGTTAAGAAAACAGCCATTTCACGGACGATATCAAGCCTTGAAAAAAAGGGATTTATTACCTCTGAAATTACCCCAGGAAGCCGGAATAAAGAGCGTGTGATTACTATTAACAAAATGTTATCAGGTGATAACAAAATGTTATCGCAACCGATAACAAAATGTTTAGAGACTAAAGGTAATAACACAAGTATTAATAATACAGTTAATAAAAAAAATACAAAAAAAGTTTTTAAAAAGCCGTCGGTAGAAGAATTAAAAAGCTACTGCCAAGAAAAATGTTTGTCTGTTGATTGTGAATACTTCTTTTATCACTACGAAGCAAATGGATGGAAGGTCGGAAAGGCGCCGATGAGGGACTGGAAAGCCACGCTAAAAAACTGGCATCGCAGGCAAGGAAAATTTAAAACCGGCACCAGTCAAAAACAAATCAAGGATAAAGAATTCAAGTCATCACCACCACCGGAGTGGGCGTTATGAGTGAAGCGATGGAAAACTACAAGGTGCCGGCTGTTGAACAGCGTGAGATTGATGGCAGATGTACTAAGCATGGACCATTCACAGCAAAGCAAACTCTGTTTAACCGCAAATGGATGGGTGGCCGGTGCCCTAAGTGCGAAAAAGACAATAACTCAAACGATGTGGAGAAGCTTCGTAAATTAAGCGAAGCGGCCAAGTTAGCGAAAATTCCAAAGCGGTTTAAATCAGCTTCGTTCAATGGTTATCAGGTTGAAGATGATAATTCTATGCAACGGTTCGCTTATGCTACGGTTAAGAAATATGCTGATAACTGGAAGTCACGGTTGGAGGCTGGCGGTGGTTTGACCTTATTCGGTAAATGCGGCACCGGTAAGACACACTTAGTCTGTGCCCTGGCTAATCACATCATTCAATCTGGTGGTGCCGGGGTGGTGTATCGTGCTGTGTATGACGTAGTGAAGTCAGTGAAGTCTACATGGGCCCGTGATAGCCAGATGTCGGAAGCCGAAGCAATTAATAATTTCGTTAAGCCTGATTTTTTAATCATTGATGAGGTTGGGGTTCAATTTGGAAGCGAAGCTGAGCGTTTAATCTTATTCGAGATACTTAATCGCCGGTATGAGAATGTGAAGCCGACAATAATCGTCAGTAACTTAGATGATGAAGAATTAACCAAGTGCCTGGGTGAGCGGGTTATTGATCGTCTGAAGGAGGGTGGTGGAGCCCGGATTGGGTTCAGCTGGGGGAGCTATAGGAAATGAGAGCACGAGACAGACACTTAAACACAATTCATTTAATCAGAGAGGCTTTAAGTCAAGGGCCTAAGAATATTGAGCAGATACATGAAGCGACCGGTGTTCACCGGATAACAATCATTGAGCGGCTTGCTGATGCTGAGTGTTGGGGAATCGTTAGTCGTGATGATGAAATGTTTAGCTTAGTTCAGGTGGTTTCATGAACCCCTACAAATGGAAGTACCTCACCCCTTACCAGCGCATTAGATACAAGCTGAAACAGGAATTAAAAAAAGATAAGCCCGGGTTCTGGTGCCGCTTAAAGATTATGTGGTATCGACAGCTTATTGAGCAGATACGGTTTAACCAGTTCACCAAAAACGTACACAACCCCGATTTACACTTAAAACCACATCAGGAGATAAACAATGATCATCTTACTAGTTTTAATTCAGATTTACAGTCACACAGCGCAAAACATCGAAGCCGATAGCCGGTGCCGAAACACGCCTGATATCGATTATCAGATAAATAACCAGATCGTTTGCTTACCTACTGATTTGATTTATCGGGATGGGTTTGAGTTATGAGTACAAGTACATTCACAAGCATTCTGTTGTTGATATTTATCACTTTGAAACTGACAGGTCATATTACTTGGTCTTGGTGGTGGGTGTTTGCTCCTGTGTGGATGCCTTTGGTCATTGCTTTGGCTGGCCTATTGTTTCTATTTATTGTTAAAGAGTTTAATCGATTATGAGTAAGGATAAATTAAAGCCGTGCCCTTTCTGCGGTTCTCATTAAGTTGATTTGGTTAAAGATGGTGAGCATGTGTTTGCGTGTTGCGGGCGGTGTTGTGCATGTACGCGTTATGTTCATCATGATGATCGCGCTATCGAATTATGGAATAAGCGGGATGGTGGCGGTAGTGAGTGTTGATGATATGTTGAACTGGGTGAAATTAGAGCATCCAGATGCGCGGGTTAGGCCGGATAAGGAAGGGAATATGTTTTTACACTTTGGACGGATTCATCGTAGAACGATTGCGATGTTTAGGTCTGATGATGCTGAGCGTCTTAAGGAGCTGGCTGATTTGTATGGACCAAAAGACTGAAGATTATCGACGTGAATGTGAAGCCAGAGAGTGGATTAAGCGTGGATATTCGACACCGGCAAGGATTAAGCAGTTAAGAAAACGAATTACTGATCAGCGGGGTGCCGATGCTGCTGATGAATTAATTATCGAAATGAGAAAGCAATGGCAGTTATTAAAAAAGACAAACGTGTTTTAGCGCCAAAGTATCTAGACTTTGTAAGAACCCTTACATGCTCTGCATGTGGCAGTCCTGAAGTTAATCCACACCATGTAATAGGGCATGGCTTTAGTGGCGGCGCTTTGAAGCCTGATGATTACCTGACTATCCCTTTATGTAATAAACATCACACCGGTGACGAGGGCGTGCATCGGGGTCATAAGTCGTGGGAGTTTCAGTTCGGTTCGCAACTTAACTTTTGTGTTGAAGCATTGTTACTCGCTTATGTTCAGAAAGTTATTAGTAAGGATGTTGCGATTGAGTACCTGGGGATTATTGAGGATAAGGTTGGTACAGGGTGTGTCGATGGGGTTATTAACGATGTTTTAAGGCAGTTGGGCGTATGAGTGAGAGTGCCCATCAAAAAGCTGTTGTGCAGTTCTTCAGGATGCAGTGGCCGAATGAGGTGATTTTTGCGGTGCCGAATGGGTCGTGGTTGGCCGGTGATAGTGTACAGCGAGCGAAGCAGATGAAACGGATGAAGGCTGAGGGTCTTGAGCCTGGCATCCTTGATTTGGTAGTCCCGGTGCCGGCTTTGCATTGGCATGGGTTATTTATTGAGATGAAGGACCTGGGTAAAACAGCTTCAAGCTTATCTAAGAATCAAAAGAAGATGATGTATTATCTAAGCGAGCAAGGTTACCGAGTGGAATGGTCAGCCGGTTCCGATAAGGCTATCAGTATATTAAAAGAGTATATGGATTATGCTGGAAAGTAAGTTGACGTCTTTATCACTTCAATCAATTAAAGATATCGGTCTGTTTATTAGTAGTACTAAATCAGGCAGTGATTGTTACCGCAATGATGTGTTAGCCGCATTGGCAGTGGCCGGTGGCGATGATGTGTTTAGTGTTGAGATATTACTGGAGTTGGTTATTGGCCAGGGTGATAAGCTGGTTATATCATCAGAACTTATTGATCGTGCCAGGCGGTTTGGTTATCGTGATGTTGGTGAAATCGCCGAAGCAATTTATAATTCCCTGTTATTGGTGGTTAGGCAAAAAGGTCGGCTATCTTATAGAGCCGGTGCCGCTTTGTTGGATTGTAGTGATAAGACGTACAAAAATAAGTACGCTGGGTTCATTAATGCCCAGGTCGATGACATTACGATTAAGATGGCCCGGGTGGTTAACTATGTGTATGATTATCTAAATGGATAATTTTTCTTTAAATATCCAAAAAATTAGACATTCCGCACTTTTTACCCTATAATTACCACTGTCGAATACTGACTTTAAACCTGCCATCCGGCGGGTTTTTTTATGCCTGAATGAAAAACTACCTCGTCATGATAGATCGTTTGATCAGTGATGAGGGTTATCGTGTGCGCGCTTATAAGGACACCATGGGTGTATGGACTATTGGATATGGTTCTACTCGGTTATACACGCGGGGGCTTAAATCATATCCTGTTTCTAAAGATACAGCCGATATGCCGAGGTGGGAAGCCCGGCGCAATCTAATCATTTATGTCGATACTGCTATTCAAATTGCTCGTGAGTTCGTAAAGAACTTTGATGATATTGGTGAGGTGCGGCAGTGCGCTTTAACAATGATGGCTTATCAGATGGGGTATGGGCTACATGAGTTCGATAACACCCGCTTCTTTATCGAAAATGGCGCGTATGGTGCCGCTGCTGATGAAATGCTTGATAGCTTATGGGGAACAACACAATCACCAGAACGCGCTAAGCGTACATCATTAATCTTCAAGAATAACGAGTGGATATGAGTACATTATTAATTATTGCCATGCTTCCGATGTGGTTGATTGGTTTGGTTGTTTTCTTTTACCTGGTAAAACCAATTGATAAGAAGATTCAGAATAACACCGGCTTTGATGTGTCTAATCGTATCAATCGATTACGTGCCTTATGGTTTGTTATCACACGACCATGGGGACTGGTTGGACACTGGCCGTGGTTGAAGAATGATGAAGGTGACTTATGAGTGAGCAAATGAAAACAATGTGGGCGGCTGTTAAAGCAGCTTTCCCAATGCTTATGACATTATGGGTTATGGCTCTTGTCACATTCTTGGTTGTCAGACTTGCGGATAAGGAATTGTTAGTTGCGGCAAACCCAGTTCTTTTAGGCTTAATTGGCTCAATAATCACTGCTGCTTTCGTGGTGGTCCATTGGTGGTTTAAGAATAAGAAATGAAGTACATCACTATAAAGTCGCTGGGTGTTATATCAGCGGGTTTATTCGTTGCTCTTGTTGTCTCAGTGTCCTATGCACTGATTAAACGGTCTGACGTTAAGGTGGCTGAAGCTAATAATGAATCATTAAAGATGCAACTTACAAATGCTAAAAACGCCAACAAATCTAATTTAAAAACAATAGCATCACTTCAAGATGCAAACAGACAATGTGTGCTTGAACGCGAAGCTAACTCCAATGCTAACGAAAGTGAATTAAAAGCACATCAGGCACGCATTGCTTTAATCAGTAAAGACTATGAACAATTACAAGTTAGGCTCAATGCGCTCGGTGGCTGCGCTAATATGCGTATTGGTGCTGATGTTGTCAGGATGCTACAAGACGCGGACAATCGTAGAGACTGAGCAAGTACCGGTTTATGTACCGCAGTCTATTGATATAGATCCCTCACTGCTTACTTGCTTTAAAACCCCGATTAATGAGACTGACACATGGTCAGATGCGTTGCTTAAGATTAACAAGGCGTACACCATTTGTGCTGACAAAGTAACAAGAATCAAACACATTTATGAACTTCGATCGGAACAACATTGAACATGCTCACATTAGGATTGATACTGTCGAGCAGGTACAGGAAAACATGAGCACTTTAGTTGAAAGCCATGATCAGTGGCAGAAAAACAAAGACAGAAGTCTTGAGAAAATCAAAAACTGGATTATCGGTGGTGTCATCGTTTATGTGGCTAACACCGTGGGTATCATTGACCTTGCGCAGATATTTATATCACACATCGTCAAATAAAAGCGGGTCCTTTCTGGGGCCTTGCTTACGGGGGCTGGCGAGTGCGAGATTCCGCTAGATTTATGGTGCCATAGGTTGTTGTTGTTTTGTTATGAAAGTTAGGAAGTCAGAACCGGTACTGTTCAATAAGACCCAGTCTGCTGCATTTTTTCAGGTCAGCACCCAGGCTTTTTCTGCCTGGGATGTGGAGCCAGTCAAAAAGTCTGGCCGTGAAGTCTTTTACGACTTACGTGAACTGGTGGCCTATCGGCATGAGAATCCAGACGATGAAGATGGTGAGTTAAACCTAACTGAAGAACGCGCAAAGCTTACTAAAGAGCAAAGAATCAAAACAAACCTTGAGCGTAAACAGCTTGAAGGGAAATTAATGGATGTTGATTTCGTTGTGTTGAATTACACGAAAATGGCTACCGCCCTTCGACAGAAATTATTATCAACCCCCACCAAATTAGCCAAGGACTTAACAAATATAAGTAAGCCAGCCGAAGTGCAGCAGATACTTAAAGACCACATACAAGAAGTATTGACAGAAATATCAAGTGAGCAATTTTCAGCAGATATCGGAATTGATGTCGACCGCACGCTTGCGAAGCTTGAAGCAATGCAAGCCACCTCCTGATTTAACTGTCAGTGAGTGGGCTGATGAATATCGTCGTTTATCGAGTGAATCATCATCAGAACCCGGTCGATGGAAAACAAGCCGGGCCCCATACCAAAAAGGAATCTTAGATGCGATAAGTGATCCGGCAGTTCACACTGTTGTGGTTATGTCATCTGCTCAGGTGGGTAAGACTGAGATTATATTAAACGCCATCGGTTATTACAGCGAACAGGACCCATCGCCGATATTAATGATACAGCCAACGCTTGAAATGGCTGAAACATTCAGTAAAGACAGATTGGCGCCGATGGTCCGAGACACTCCGGCGTTAAAAGATATCTATCCAGACGCTAAAACCCGGGGTGGTGGTAACACCATGCTTCACAAGAAGTTCACCGGTGGACACATCACCATGGCTGGTGCAAACAGCCCCGCATCACTGGCATCACGGCCGGTTCGGATTGTGCTTTTTGATGAGGTTGATCGCTATCCGGTGTCGGCCGGTACCGAGGGTGACCCGGTCGCACTTGGTACAAAACGGACAACCACCTTCTGGAACCGAAAACGCATCATAACCAGCACCCCGACTGATGAAGGTCATAGCCGGGTATCACTAGCATATGAAGAAAGTGATCAGTGCCGGTTCCATGTTGACTGCCCACACTGTGGTGAACCGCATCACTTAGAGTTTAAAAACCTGCAGTGGTCCAAAGACGATGAAGGCAATCACCTGGATGATGTCCACATGGTCTGTCCGGAATGCTCATGTGTTATTGAAGAAAAACATAAAAAGATCATGTTGGCTGTCGGTGAATGGGTGGCCGGTGCCGACTTTAACGGCACGGCAGGATTCCACCTTAACGAATTATACAGCCCATGGAAGTCATGGCTTGAAGTCAGGAACGACTTCTTAACAGCTCGCAAATCACCTGAAACGCTTAAAACCTTTGTGAACACATCACTTGGTGAAGTTTGGCGGGAAGATGAAGAAACGGTTGATTGGCAGGATATAGCCGCCCGCAGGGAACCCTATGGAAAAGCACTACCAGAAAAAGCCCTGGTATTAACCGCCGCTGTCGATGTTCAGGATGACCGACTTGAATATGAAATCATGGCGTGGGGTGAAGGTGATGAGACGTGGGGCGTTAAATACGATGCTTTAACCGGTGACCCAGGCTTACCTGAACTTTGGGAAAAATTGGAAGACGTCCTATCAATGACATTTAAGCGCCATGACGATGTGGAGTTACACATTCCGATTATGACGATTGACTCTGGTGGTCACTACACTGAACAGGTTTATAACTTCGCCCGTAAGCACAAAGGCAGAGTTTACGCGATTAAGGGAATGGCAGGTGCCGGTAAACCCATAACCGGCAGACCCAGTAAAAACAACAAAGGCAAAGTTCATCTTTACACTGTCGGAACGGACACCGCAAAAGAATTACTTATTTTTTCAATGCTCCGGATTACAAAGACTGGTGCCGGTTACTGTCATTTCCCGGCAGAACCCGAAGCCGGTTATGACGACCGATATTTTGAGATGCTAACGAATGAAAAGTGCATCACGAAGCACAAAGCCGGTGTGCCGTACCGAGCATGGATAGCCAAAGGGCGAAATGAAGCACTGGACTGCCGGGTTTACAACATGGCAGCCAAATCGATATTAAGCCCAAATTACGACCGGATTAAACAAAATCAGGAGCCTAAAAAGCCCGAAAAGAAAGTTAGCCATACGCAAAGAACCAGACCAAAAAACAGAAAAGCTAAATCAAATAACTTCGCTACGAGTTGGAAATGAATGTACCCAGTAAAATAACAAAAGGTGTAACGCTGAAATGGACCGAAAGCTTAACCGATTATCCTGCAAGCACCTGGACGCTCACTTACACATTTATCTCACCTAACGACAAGCAAACAGCCATTGCCGCTGCCGATGGTGATAATTATGAAATAACGCTGGGATTTGGTGATACTGCTTTATTTAATGCTGGTCGTTATGACTGGCAGGCATTTGTTGACGATGGTACAGAGCGTTACTGTGTAGGAAGTGGCACAACTCAAGTCATTGAAGATTTTGCAAGCCAGCCGAACTATGACGGCAGAAGTCAATTACAGCAGATTGTCGATGCCATGGACGCCTATTTACTCGGCAACGCCACAGACGATCAGCAACAAGTTCGATTTAACGACCGAGAAATCCGAAAGTATGACCGTGCGGAATTGTTGCAACTGAGAAACCAGTTAAAACGCGAACTCAAGGCCGAACAAATCGAAAACGAACTGTCTGCCGGTACCGGTAAAACTAAAATCCGCACAAGGTTTCTATGAATCTATTTAAACGCAAGACCCGCACGACAGGCACAGCGATGGTGCCGTTTAATGAGCCTGTGGCAGACTTTCAGTTTAACATCGACATTAAAACCACTCCGGTTAAGCCAAAGCAGCGTGCCTACAATTCAGCGCAAAAAATCAGCTATTTGCAGAACTGGGTGTCAGCACCAACAAAGCCTAACCAAGATATTAAAAACGGCTTGCTTTCATTAAGAGCCAGAAGCCGTGAAGCTGTGCAGAATAACTCATTTGTTCGCCGTTTTCTTGCATTGTGTAAATCAAACATCATCGGTGACCAGGGCTTTCAGTTTCAATCGAAAATCGCATTTCCCGACGGTAAGCCAGACGATGCGGCCAGAAAAACAATCGAGACGGCATGGAAGGACTGGGGACAGTACGGATCGCCTGATGTAACCGGCACAAAGACCCTGCTTCAGATGTGCAATGACTTCATACAGCAGATTTTTATGGATGGTGAGTATCTGGCGATAGAAGTTTACAACAATAACAACCCATACGGCTATCAGTTACAAGTCATCGACCCGATGCAGCTGGACGTGCTTTACAGTGAGAATTTAACCGGTGGACGCTATATCCGCGAAAGCATCGAATATGACCGCCACGGAAAGCCACTGTATTACCACATTCTGACCGATGATAACGCTGACTATTACAACGCCCGAACCGGTAAACATTACCAGAAAATTAAAGCAAATCGGGTTTATCACTGCTTTTTAGCTGACTTCGTTAATCAGCGGCGAGGGGTGCCGATTTTCGCCTGTTCATTGCTTCGATTGGGAATGCTTGATGGTTACACCGAAGCCGAATTAGTGGCCGCCAGATTAGGCGCCACCACCATGGGTGTCTGGTATGACAATGTTGATGGTGTCGGCTATGACGGCGACCAAAAGACAGATGATGGTGATTATGTCGCTGCGGCCAGTCCTGGCGAATTTATCAAAGCACCAAACGGAACTCGATTAGACGTTTTCGACCCAAACCACCCAAACAGCGGCTATTCACAGTTCACCAGTGACTTACTGCGTGAAATTGCATCAGGGTTAAATGTCAGTTATGCCAGCTTATCGAATAACTACTCCGATGCGAACTATTCAAGCCTGAGACAAGCAGCCATTGTTGAACAGGATATGTGGCGTACATTTCAGCGTTGGGCTATTGATCACTTTATTGAACGCCTCTTTAAATCATGGGCCAGCCATTCACTGGCCACCGGCGCAATCACTATAAACGGTCGCAGACCATCATTCGATGAAAACTATTACATGCCGCACAGCTGGCAACCGAAGCGGTGGCAGTGGGTTGACCCTCAAAAAGAAATGAACGCCCACACCAAGGCCATTGATTACTGCATTTCATCACCACAAGAAATCATCCGACAGAAAGGCCGCGACCCTGATGAAGTACTGGATGAAATCCGCAACTGGCAAGAACAGTTAAACACAATGGGAATTAAAACCGGTAGAGATTATGAAAAAGAACCAGAACAACAAGAACCTGATACAGAAGATTAATGAAAACGGCCCAACAAGGGCCTTTTTAATTCAAACAAAGGATATCGACGAAGAACAGCGCACGGTGCCGTTGGCATTCTCAAGCGAAGAACCCTATGAGCGTTGGTTCGGATATGAGATTTTAGACCACTCACCTGACAGTGTCGATTTATCCAGATTAAACAACTCAGCACCGATATTAAGCGATCATGATCATCGCACCCAAATCGGTGTCGTTGTACCCGGTACCGCAAAAGTAGAAAGCGACAAGAAAGGTCGTTTAATGGCGCGGTTCGGTTCGAGCGAAAAAGCGAAACAAGAGTTTCAAGACGTCATTGATGGCATCAGAACCAAAGTCTCGGTGGGTTACCGGGTGTTAGAGATGGTTCTTGATGGCGAAAAAGACGGGATTGAATCTTATCGAGTAACAAAATGGCAACCGCATGAAGTATCGCTTGTAAGTGTGCCCGCTGACGATGGTGTCGGCGTAGGCCGTGATTTTCACAACAAACCAGAGATTAAAACTATGAGTAAAGAAGAAATCAAAGAAGAAAAAGACACGGTTGATGTGGCTGCCGTAGAAACAAGAGCCCGAAAAGAAGCCCAACAGCTGTTTCAGTCGATTTATCAATTCCGCGACAAGATGGCTGAAAAAGGCGTTGATGTTTCCGATTTGGCAAACGAAGCAATCGCCAAAGGCCATTCCTTTAACGACTTCCGTGCTAAAGCCTTAGATAAAGCTTATGCCGGTGAGAAGACTGTCAGCGCGCACTTGGATTTGACCGAGAAAGAAAAGCAGAATTACAGCTTACTGCGGGCATTAAATGCCCAGGCAACCGGCAACTGGAAAGATGCGGGATTTGAACGTGAATGTTCGGTTGAGTTAGCAGAGCGAATCGGCAAAGCACCGAATGGCTTATACATTCCGCTGGATATCCAGATGCGCAGCCAGAATGTAGGTGTACCTGCCGATGGTGGTTACTTGGTTGAAGAGAAGTACCGCCCTGAATCGTTCATAGACATTCTGAATGATAAGTCAGTGCTGGTTAATTTAGGCGCCCGTTCAATGGGTGGGTTAATTGGTGACCAGGCTATACCGAAAAAAGACGGAGCAAGCACAGCTTACTGGGTAGATGAAGCAGGTGATGTGACTGATAGTGATATGTCTTTTGATTTAATCAAGCTGACGCCTAAAACTGTCGGTGGAGCTATTCCAATCACCCGTCGCATGTTGAAACAAGGCTTGCCAGATGTTGAACAGTTAGCAATATCTGACATTGCAGAGCAATTAGCATTAGCCATTGATATTGCCGGATTACAAGGTGCTGCAGGTGGTGATAATCCTGTCGGTATTACCGCAACATCCGGGGTTAATACCGCAACTGTTTCAACGCCAGGACAGCCTACATGGGCAGAAATGGTTGATTTTGAAACTCAGATTGGCACAGATAACGCATTAGATGGTGACTTTAACATAGTGACCACTTCGGGTGTTATTGGCAATTTAAAAACCACTAAGAAAGACACCGGCTCTGGTATTTTCTTAATGGAAAATGGCGAAGTTAATGGCTACCGGGTACACCGTAAAAACTCCCTGACTGCAAACACAATCCTGATGGGTAAATTCAGCGATGTGTTAATCGGTTCATGGGGTGTTTTAGACGTGATGCTTGATGATGCCACTTTGGCTAAATCTGGCGGCACAGTCGTACGGGTATTCCAAGACGTGGATATTCAAGTCCGCCGTCCTGAAAGCTTCTGTAAAAACGCCTAACCGCTGAACAGAATAAAGCCATTTTAAAAAGCCGCCACACCGCGGCTTTTTTCATTTAACCAAACAGGTGAAACATGAGTAAGAAAATCAAAGCGAAAGTATTAAGTGGTTTCGTATTAGAACCAGGTAAAGATGCCACACCCGGCGACACAGTAGAGTTAACTGACCGCGAGTTCAGAAACTACAGCCGTCGCGGTAAAGTCGTCGAAGCAGGTTCAAAAGAAGCCAAAGCCGCTGAAAAAGAATCTAAAAAATGATTGAAACCAGCGTAAGCATTGATTCGTTCCTTGCATTTGCCAAAGACGCCACATTAAATCTATCCACGGTTAAAGCAATTGTGGACAGTAACGTGGAAGTCGTCGGTGAAGATGGCGAGGTGCGCTCAATCGCTTACGCTGTTGTGATGCAAAAGCCCGTTAGCTTCGATAAAGGCGATGTTTTAACAATGGGCGCTAAATCATACGAACTGCAGGACATCATTGTTGATGATGACATACTGATTACAGTATCGGCACTATGATTAAAGTAGATATTTCGAACCTCGAACAGCTGCGAAAGCAGTTTGATCCGGTAAAAGTCGATAAAGCTTTCTGGTCCGCACTTAAACGAACCACAGCAAAGACAAAAACCCAGGTATCAAAAGAGATTCGCAAAATCTACGCAATCAAAGCCGGTGATGTAAACAAGCATGTCCGCTCATACCGAGCGCAAGACAGTTACGTCATTGATTATTCAGGTGCACCCATACCGCTTCATAAATTTAGACCAACAGCCCGAACAGTAACGACCGCCCGAGGCGTCCGAAAGGCCGTCAGCGTTAAAGTGAAAAAAACCAAACGCCGGGGGATTGTAAAAGGTGGTTTCCAGCCGCCAAAATTCGGTGGTCCTATCTTTAAACGAACCGGTAAACCATCGGCTGGTGACCCGAGCCGTGAAGCCATAGCGAAGATGTTTACATTATCTGTACCGCAAATGGTTAACGATTCAGTCGCCGCCAAAACATTCGATTTTATTCAAGACGAAGCAAACGACCAATTTTACCGCGCTTTTAAATTCTTTATAAACCGATGATAACCGACCTTATAGCACACCTCACGTCTGAAACAACTTCATTCGTGACGATAGAGAACGCCCGTGATTTACAGCCCGTAAGCACACAAAGCAATGAGTTGCCAGCTTTGTTCGTGTTTCGGGGTGATTCAACACTACAGCGTTCAAACGCAGATAACCGAATCAGTCAGAGACGTGATCAGGTTATCTCACTTTACCTGGTGTGCAGCCATAACGACGTGGAAGCCCTCGAAAACGAAATTTTCGACGCTTTGCTCGGTTGGCAATATACGGCTGATTATTCATCATTACAAGCAATTAAAAGCGAAGTAATTAGCATCACAGGCCAGACAGTCTGGCATCAATTAGATTTTACAACCTGGAACCAATTACGAGAAACATTATGAAAAACCCAACAAAAGGCGGGCGGTACTACAAAGTTAACGGAAAACTGTTGACTGAAAAAGAGTACAAAGCCCAGCAAAGTCAACCAAAACCAAAAGGTGACAAGAAATGAATTTTAATAACAAAATGATTTTGGCTAAATTACAGCCAACAGTCGATGTCGATCCAACGCCCGATGGTTCTAACGCGGTCGTATCGGAAGATTTAGACTGGACCTATTACGCCGGTAACGATATTACGCGAAATCGTGACCGATCTTATTTCGGCGCCAATTCAACTACTAAAGTCGTGCCACATACAGAGTTTGGCTTTAACGTTGAACTTTCACAAGTTGCCGCGGCTGGTGATGCACCTGCATTCGGGCCACTGTTAAGGGCTTGTGGATTTGCTGAAACGATTGATGCCGGTGTTGATGTTGAGTACACGCCTGTTTCTGATTCATTCGAAATGGTTGCAATCTACTTTATCGATGATGAAGAACAGGAGCAGAAGTCGCTTAACTGTCGGGGTACTTTTAGTATTCAAATGGATGCTGAAACCCTGCCGATGATTCAGTTCAGTGGCTTTATGGGTACCTACAATCGTCCAGTTGCGGCCGGTGCTTACACCATTGACACATCCGCCTGGGAAGATGCAGTACCTGTATCTAAAGGTAACACTGTAACACTTACTGTCGATGGCTATTCCGGTTGTGTAAACAGCTTTAGCGTTGATATCGGTAACACCGTGAACATTCACGACGAACCGAACTGTGCCGGCACAAGCATTAGTGCGCGTGAGGTCACCGGGCAGATTGTCATTAAAGCGCCAACACTGGCCACAAAAGACTTATTCGCAGCGGTAGAAAGCCACTCAGGATCAGTTAACACCGTGGCTATTGCTGTAGAGCATGGTGATGGTACACGGCCTAACCTTAAGATTGATATGGGTCAGGTTCAACTAAACGACATCCAGCGGGCAGACGTACGAGGTGAATTGTATTACACAATCCCATTCACGGCACTGCCCACGGATGCAGGCAATGACGAAATTAAACTAACGTTCTAATTTTGTCAGGGGTGCGATGTGTTGACCGTGCATCACACCCCAGCATTTAAACGGTCATTTTTCTTTTAACGGTTATAGGAACTAAAAATGAGTATATTAAAAGGTCAAAAAAACGAAGTTTGGCAAAATATCACATCGAAAATACCATCAGACGGTAAAGATATTATTGTTAACTACAAAATTAAGTACAAAAAATTAAAACGTACAGAGTATGAGTCCTTTATGGAACGTCATAATGGTAAAAACGGTAATCCAAAATTAGAAGACGGATTACCTGACATGATTCTTGATTGGAAAATGCCGGGGCCAGATGGTGAAGATGTTCCATTCAGTAAGGAAAACTTGATTGATGGTGCATTTGAAGAAAGCTTTTACCTTATGCCAATTTCAGAAGGCTTTATCAATTTACACAATATGGCATATAAGGAGTTTAAAGCAAAAAACTCATAGACGCGGGTTACTTTTGGGCTACCTATAAACCCAAAAAGGCTGATAAAGCCGCCCGCAAGTACATCACGAACCTGCCAAAGCCGTTAGCCGAAGACCCGAAACCTGAAACCTTTGAAATACTCCACCAAAACTGGGAAATATTTGAGTTTTTCCAGATGGTGGCGAATCAATGGCGCCGGTCTGGAATGGGCGAAATAACAGCCCTCGACTATGCTGCTTTGGCGGTTCCCCTTTCATTTTATCCAAAGAAAAAACAGAAAAAACTATTTCACGGCGTGCGCATGATTGAGCGTGGCGTGCTTAAAGGCTTAGATAAAAATGGCGAAAAATTACAAAGCAGCAATACTAATAACCGGTGACAACTCCGGTGGCGTTAAAGCGATCAAAGCAACGCGTCAACAGATTGACGGCTTAAATAAATCGGTCGATAAGTCCGGAAAGTCATTTAAAAGCTACACATCCAGAACCAACGCCAGCACCAAAGCACTAAACAGCCTAAAAGAACAGGCTAAACTGGCCGCCGGTGCCGTTGGTTTAGGGTTATTAGTCAGTAAGGCCGCCAAAGCCGCTGACACAATGACGCAACTTAACGCACGCCTTGAATTAGCCACAGATACAACCGCGCAGTTCCAAGAAGCGCAATCACGACTGATAGAAATCAGCCGAAACACCTACACCGCCATTGACACAAACGTGACTTTATATGCACGTATGTCAATCGCAACCAAAGACCTGGCAATCGACCAGGAAACTTTATTCAGAGCAACAGAATCCCTCCAAAACTCCTTCCGTGCTTACGGCACATCCACAGAAGAGGCCGCATCCGCCACATTACAGCTCACCCAAGCAATGGCCAAAGGCAAATTAGACGGTGATGAGTTCCGTTCTGTGATGGAAAACGCACCACTGGTGATGACCGCACTCACTAAAGAATTAAACATCACTAAAAAAGAACTATTCGAGTTCAGCCGAACCGGCCGCCTACAAGTTGAAGACCTCGTGGCCGCACTGGCAAATTCAGCTGAAGAGTTCGCCGCACAATCCGCAAAAATCCCCCAGACTATCCAAGAAGCATTTACCGGCTTAAATCGTGAGTTTACGCTTATGGTTGGTAATGCTGATGATGCCATCAGTGCCTCTACGCTCATAACCAAATCAATTAATCTGCTGGCTAACAATCTTGAATTATTGGTCACTGGTGTTGGGTTGCGGTTACTGGCTCCCATGATTGCCCAAATCGGCGCAACTACAGCACTGGCAACAAAATCAATCGGTTTATTTGGCACTGGTTTAGTTGCTGTTAACGCTAAAGCTGCACTAACAACCAAAACCATGTCCGGACTAAATAAAGCCATGGCACTGGTTGGTGGCCCTGCTGGTCTGGCTTTACTTGGTGGCTATGCCGCTTGGCAAGGCATAAATGCCCTCATTGATGAACGAAATGAAAAACTGGATAAATTAAGCAAGTTTACTGGAAAGGCCGCCCTGGCAGTAGACAGTTTTAAAGATTCATTATCAGGGAGCGAACAGGAAGCACAGTCATTACGAACCATGGCCAGTGAAATTGAAAACCTTAAAAACAAACTGGCCGAATTAAATAAAGAACAGGCGAAAAACTATGCCGGTGCCGAATTTGGTGCTGGGCGCATGATAGGCGGTGCCGCCACACAAAACACGCAGGATCAGATTGACACATTAAGAAACCAGAAGGATATGCTTGAAGCCATTTCATTTCTGGGGCCTAAGCTAAAGCCAGTATGGGAAGGTATAAATAATATTGCTGATGCCAGGGCTAAATCAGCACAAGCCACCGCCGATGAAAAAGCCACACTCGAACAACAAATTGAATCAGTCGACAAATGGATAGAATCACAGGCCGAACAACTCGTATCACTCCAAAAACAAAACGAATACTTCGGTAAATCATCCGAACAGGTACTACTGCTCGAAGCGGCTAAGCAAAAAGACCTTGATACCAGCGTCAAACAGCAGAAGCGAATTGACACGGTCACCGCTGCAGTAATTAAAGAGACCAAAGCCCTCGAAGACAAAGAAAAGGCACTGGCCGCACAGAATGACGCCATCGAGCTGGCCATGGATTTAACTAAAGAATATGCCACGGATGCTGAACAATTAGCACAAATAGAATCAGCAAGAATCGAATCGATTGACCTGTTAACCGACAATCAAGAGGCGCTTGCTAAAGCTGGTATTGATTTGTCTAAAGTAATAGACAAAGTAAATAAACGAGCCAAAGAGCAAGTGACCGCCGTCAAGGGCGCAAATGACATGTGGGATGAATATTATCAGCTGATGCAAGACCTCGGCATGATTGATGAGGTTGCCTTTGAGTTTACACAAATGGAAATGGTGCTTGAAGAATTGGCCATGTCAGGTCAAATCAGCCAAGCACAATTAGACGCCCTGCGTGAGGCAATGTATCGCTATCGTGAAGCAGCAGAAGCCGGCACACAAGCACAACAACAGTTTAATCAGTCAATCAGGGGCGTAAGTGCTGACGGTGGCTTTACTTCGGACGCCTCATTCAATGACTTAATCAATCAGGGCATGACACTGGGTGATGTCTTATCAGAAGCTGGCCAAGGGTTCAGCCAAGGACTTGAGGGCGGACTTAATTCCATGAACGTCTTATTGCAAGGCGTTGAGACAATCATGGGCGTGTGGGATTCAACGGCCGGACAGGACAGTCTTGGTCGTGTGACTAACACCGCGGCAGATTTAGCCGCCAGCGGTATGTTTGGCCCAATTGCGCAAGCCGTTGGCCAAATAGCACAAACAATTAACTCGCTTACCGGCGGCCGCCTGTTTGGCACATCGTTTGAAACAGAATCACAGCGAACTAACATTGAACTTGGACAGGGTGGCTTTAGTGGCACAAATACCCTGCGAGAAGTCCGTCAGCGTTCATGGTTCCGTGGTCGAGAATGGCAAGAAACTGTCGAAGCCATTGGCTCAGACATGCAGGCATCGCTTGATGCGTTCTACAATGAAATCCTACAAGTACGCCAAGCCGGTGCCGATGCGCTTGGCGTTACATTAAACACGCCAATTGTCACCGGGTCATATGTTGAAGAATATGATGCAGACGGCAACTTAACGCGACAAGGTTCGACATTCAACGGGCGTTTCTTTAATGAAGATTCTCAAGCGTTCCAGATACGTGCCATGGCCGAGAACATTGTTGATTTGCTTGGCAGTGCGTTTGAGCCTATCGAGCGAGAAGTAACCAGACTTGAACCAGTTTATGATGACTATGGCCGATTAATTGGTTCATTCAGCCGAACCATGACAATAATGGTTAATGAAGCCGACCAATTAGCAAACCGATGGCGTCATGACGCACAACTGTTTTTAGATGGTTCGCAAATGCTTCTGGCTGCCGGTGCCGACATATTGGATGG